TATAATAATAAACCAAAATTTAAAAGAACTTATTTAGGAAAATAAAATCATGGCATTACCAAAATGGACAGACGAAAGGACTCAATCTCTAGTAGATTTCGTAGGAAGCGAGAGCCCAATATCACAAGAAACTGTAGGAAACGCTGCAGAGCACTTGGAAACATCAACCCGTTCAGTCTCAAGCAAATTGAGAAAAATGGGTTTCGAAGTTGAATTAGCATCAGCATCAGCTTCAAAATCTTTCTCAGACGAGCAAGAAGCAACATTACAAGCATTTGTAACAGACAACTCAGGTTCTTATACTTATGCTGAAATTGCAAGTAATTTCGAAGGCGGACAGTTTTCTGCTAAGTCAATTCAAGGAAAAATTCTTTCTATGGAACTTACAGAGCATGTTAAGCCTGCCCCTAAAGTAGAAACTGTTAGAACTTATACTCCTGAAGAAGAAAGCACATTTGTAGAGATGGTTAACGGTGGTTCTTTCGTAGAAGAAATCGCTGACGCTCTTGGCAAATCTGTTAATTCAATCAGAGGTAAAGCTCTTTCACTTCTAAGAAGTGGCGAAATTAACGCTATTCCAAAGCAAAAAGAAACTAAAGGATCAAGCAAAGCTGACGTTCTTGCTGACATTGATATTACTGACATGACTGTAGAAGCAATCGCAGATCAAATCGGTAAAACAGTAAGAGGCGTAAAAACTATGTTAACAAGACGTGGTTTACAGTGTGCTGATTACAACGGTGCAGCTAAAAAAGATATCGGTTAATCCGCAGTATTCAATTTAGTCGGTGGAGGCACTCTTGTGCCTCTGCCTTTTTTAATTTTTGAGAGAGTTATATAGTGAATATTGCATCAGCGTTGCTAAAACAGATTATAGTTCAAAAAGATTTAGACACATGGTCTAAGTTAAAAGAACATTACCTACCTGGTGAGTATCAGTCAATATTCCGCATCCTTGATAAACACATAGACAATTATCAAGACCTTCCAAAATTCGAAGATCTCCGATATGAAGTGCGAGATCGAAAACTTCAAGAAAAAATATTCGCAATCGAGTCAATAGATGTCGAAGTAGACGCTTGGCTATTACTTGATTATCTCAAAAATGAATACGCACAAGTTGAAATCTTAGATGAACTTGATAAATATATTGATAACACAGTCGCAATGGCTAGTGCAGAAGAAAACATAGAGCAACTCCAAGAAATAGTATTAAGGGTAAGTGACAAGGTAGACGTTAAAGCCCCCGAAGAAAGTATGCAGAGCATATCTTTATTTGAGGATGACAAAGAACTATCAAGGTATTTACCCTTAGGACTTAATAGTGAGTATGACTCACAAATTCAGTTCTCACCAAAAGACTTAGTGCTTGTGGGCGGGAGACGAGGTGCAGGTAAGTCTGTTACCTGTTGTAATTTAGCAGCGAATGTCTACGATTCAGGTCGTAGTGCGCTTTATTTTACTATAGAAATGGACAGCAGATCAATTCTTCAGAGAATATGTTCTGTTTCAACAAAAATACCCTTAAAAAGACTACGCAGTAAAATGCTATCCACTGAAGAGTGGAATCTAGTAGGCGGCTGGTGGGCAGGTCGTTTTGATGGTGGACATGAATTATTGCCAGAGTTTGTAAAAACACATGACTTTGACACATTTCATAAAAAACTAACAAAACTTCCTCTCCACAAAGAAAAGCAATTGGATGTTATTTATGATCCAGCTTTAACTCTCTCAAAAATACAGTCAGAGCTAGATAAAAAGGTCAACCAACTTGATGTTGGTGTGGTTATTGTTGATTATCTAAACCAAGTCAAACGCCACAATGCACCAAGTCGTTCAGGACAATATGATTGGACAGAACAAATTGAAGTCAGTAAGAAAATGAAACTATATGCCCAAGAATATGAAACATTATTCTTTGCCCCATATCAAACAGATGCTAGTGGAGAGGCTAGATTTGCAAAAGGTATACTTGATGCGGCAGATGCTGCTTATGCCTTAGAAACATGGGATCAGCAAGATGGGTGTATGACTTTTAATTGTGTAAAAATGAGAAGTAATAGAATGGAAAGTTTCACAAGTGCAGTAGACTGGGAAACATTGAAGATTGGTCCACAGACCGCACTTAACCCTAAAGAAAAAGAAAACATAGAAAACAGTATGAAAACAGGAGAAGATGTAGATGACATTTAAATGGCAAGCATGGGTATTAAGCCTATACATTTATGGGGCGTTTGATCCCTTAATTATAACTATAACTGCATTACTAAACAGACTATGATTCTATATACAGAGGCACAATTAATGATAGCATATACTAGATATGTGCGAAAGTTGGAAGAATCCACAGTAAAAGTGATTACACCAACAATAGAGGAGTTTCGTATAATTTACGAAACAGAATTAGAAGAACAACTATGGGATCAGTTAAATGACTAAAACAGAAAAAGCAGCATTACAAGAATCAGTAGTGCAAGTAGGCGCTGCTCTTCTTATTAACTTTCCATTACAAACATTCCTACTATGGTTATTCATAGAAAAATGGGGATGGACAAGTGCATTTTTGATATCACTTACAACCACTTTTATATTTACAGTAGTTGCATTGATACGAACATACATGATTCGTATGGAAATAGAAAAAAGACGCAGACATGGTTTATGGAGAAAAGTAAGGAATGGCGGCAGATAGAATTAGTAAGGAAACGGCAGAGTTAGTAGCTCTGCCACCCTACACATGGGAAACACGATCAGTTAAATTTCTATTGAATCAGAAAAAGATTTATCAAAATATAGAACGAGTGCCCATAAATCAACCACTATATGATAGTATTCTAAAACATGGTATTGAATCTCCTATACTATGTATGCCCAACTATTATCCAATCGCAGGAAGTCAAAGAATGAGAGTGATGTGGGAAATAGTAAGAAAACATCAGGATGGATGGATGTTTAAAACAATGGATGTAAAAGTCTGCCGATTTGAAAAAGAATGGTGGAATATGTTTTACTTGTGGGGAGATAAAAAAGAAAGAGATCGTATGATAGCAATATGGTTTCAAATGGTAGAACTTGCTTGGAAAAGTAAGTATTATGAACACGAAACAGATCCAAGTGGAAAAAAGATGACAGACTTTGAAGAACTTGGTGACAAACTAAAAGGATGGAAACACAAACAATGAAAGTATTTTTAGAACACTTCTTTTATGCACTAACAATGTGTATAGTACTTCTTATTCCTATATTTGGTATTACACTAATGATAGGTATGCTCATATAATGACAGTAGAAGAACTATTACAAGAACGAAAAATAGAGTATAAGTTATCTCCAGCAGACGCTATTGTCAAATGCCTTAATCCTGAGCATGATGACAGTAATCCTAGTATGAGAATTGATAGAATCACAGGTGTATTCAACTGTTTTTCTTGTGGGTTTAAAGGTAATTTATTTAACCACTACGATGCTCCTTCCAATCCGTTGGATATTCGTAGAGAAAAACTCAGAAGAAAAGTAGAAGAAAAAAGAGCATCTTCCGTAGGATTGAAGATGCCAAAGAATTTTATGCCATATGTAGGAAATTGGAGAAATATATCTCCTGATTCTTACAAAAGGTTTGATGCATTTGTGCATCCAGATAAACCATTTACAGGCAGAATTTCTTTTCCAATTAAGGACTTGACAGGAAGAATAGTAGCATTTAATTGCAGAACACAGTCTCCGACTGATGTTCCTAAATACTTGATCCATCCCCCAAAGGCAGTATTACCACTATTCCCTGCTCGAGTCCGCCCTATAAAAGGTAGAATAATATTAGTAGAAGGCATCTTTGATATGCTAAATCTACATGACAAAGGTTTAGAAAATGTCTTGTGCTGTTTTGGCACTAGAAATGTAGATGTTGAAAAACTAAAACTTTTAAAAATGCAGGGAGTTCAATCAGTAGACATACTATTCGACCCTGATGACGCAGGACAAGAGGCTTCAATCAAAATACAAGAAATGTGTGAGATTGCAGAGATATTGTCAAAAAATGTAAAAATACCAATTGCTCTTGGGGATGCGGGAGCACTTAACAAAGAAAAAGTAAAACAATTAAAGGAACAATTATATGGCTAAAATAGCACTAATAGAAAGTAAACCTAGTCGAAATGACTATGTAAAACTTTTTAACAATGAGTTTCAATTCGATAAATATGAATTATGCTCAAACCCAACAGTAAAGAAAGTATTAAAAAGAGATTGTGATATTCAGATAGAGATTGATGATTATGATTGGCTCATACTTGTAGGCTCAGAAGCATTAAAGTTTTTTACAAATCAAAACTCAGTCACAGAATACAGTGGAAGAGTTGTAGATGATAAATTCTTACCAGTAATAAACCCAGCAATGATAACATTCAAGCCAGAGGCTAAGAAAGTCTGGGATGAATCTAGTGCCAATATCACAAAATATATAAAAGGAGAACTCAAGCAACAGAAACTTGGCGAGGATAAGTGTTATGGCATAACAGAAAGTGCAGACTTATATGTATTTCTAGATAAGGCATTGAATCATGATAATGATTTTATTGCACTTGACTCGGAGACTTCAGGATTGTATCCTCGAGATGGATATATGCTTGGTATTAGTTTATCTTATGAACCAGAGCATGGAGCATACATTAGTACGGATTGTATTGATGAAAAAGCAGAAGGATTACTACAACAACTCTTTGATAAAAAGAGAGTAGTATTTCATAATGCTAAATTTGATTTAGCGTTCTTTGAATATCATTTTGGATTTAACTTTCCAAGATTCGAAGACACAATGTTATTACATTATATGCTAGACGAGAATCCTGGCACACATGGTTTGAAACAACTATCTCTTAAGTATACACCTTATGGAGACTATGAGAAAGGTATGTATGAGTGGATAGATGATTACTGCCGTAGAAACGGAATACTAAAAGGCAGTTTTACTTGGGACTTAATTCCTTTTGAAATAATGCAAGACTACGCAGCAATGGATGCTGTATGTACCTTCTTGCTCTTTCAAAAGTTTGAAAATGCTTTAGTAAAAAATAGTAGACTATATGGAGTATATAAAGATATTCTTATTCCAGGTTGTAGATTCTTAACAGATATACAAGATACTGGAGTACCGTTTGACAAAGAAAGATTGCAGACATCTTCAGTATTAATGCAAGAACAAATTGATGAAGCTATTGCTAAGTTATATACTTATCCAGCTATCAAAGAGTTCGAACATTCACAAGGCAAGGACTTCAATCCAAATAGTACAATGCAACTTAGAGCCTTATTGTTTGATTACTTAGGTCTCAAGCCTACAGGAAAGAAAACAGGAACAGGTGCAGATAGTACAGATGCTGAAGTGTTAACTCAACTTGCAGAAGAACATGAAGTACCACAATTAGTATTAGATATTCGTCAGAAAGTAAAAATTAAAACTACTTATCTTGATAAGATATATCCACAGCTTGATAAAGATAGCAGACTTCGTACTGGATTTAATCTTCATGGTACAACATCAGGTCGCTTATCTTCTAGTGGTAAAATGAATATGCAACAGATACCTAGAGATAACCCAATTGTCAAAGGATGTATCAAAGCTAATCCTGGCAAGAAAATAGTTGCAATGGACTTAACAACAGCAGAGGTTTATTGTGCAGCTGTACTTGCGAACGATAAAGCATTAATGGATGTATTCAGAAGTGGAGGAAACTTTCACTCAAATATTGCAAAGCTCGTATTCAATCTTCCTTGTGAAGTAGACGAGGTTGCAGAACACTATGGCACACAAAGACAAATGGCTAAAGCTGTTACATTCGGAATTATGTATGGAGCTGGTCCAAAGAAAATTAGTGAACAAGTAACCAAAGATAGTGGTACTTACTTTAGTATGAATGAAGCAAGTGAAGTTATTAAAGATTACTTTGAACAGTTTCATGGTCTCAAGACTTGGCTAGACTCACAGAAAAAGTTTATTCAAGATAATGGATTCATATATTCTCACTTTGGTAGAAAGAGAAGATTGCCAAATGTATTCTCTACCGACAAAGGTATTGCATCACATGAAGTAAGATCAGGAGTAAACTTTCTAGTACAATCGATTGCATCTGATGTAAATTTACTTGGAGCAATTGATGCTCACAATATTATCAAAAAAGATGGTAAAGAAGATAAAATGAAAATCTTTGCTCTTGTACATGACTCTGTTCTTGCAGAAGTTGATGAAGATTGGGTAGAACATTATCAGTTTATACTTAAAGCTTGTATTCAAAAAGACAGAGGTATCTCAATACCAGACTGCCCAGTTGGATGCGATTTTGATATTGGAGACGATTACTCCTTTGGAAAGTTTGAAGCAAAATACGGATGAAGTTAGAAGATATTCGTTTTCCCGCTTATGTAGTTCACACTGATGATGTTATCACAAGAGATGGTCTGTTATGGTGTGATGGAAAAATAATAGACGATAAGAATACGAATGGACACTCTTTAGGAGAAAGAAGATTAAAGACCCCCATGAAAAATCTATATGATTTAAAGTATCAAATAGATGATTTTGGAGGACTTGTAAAACATAGAGGAAGATTCTATGTAGATTCAAATGGAAAGTTTTTTATTTACGAAAAAAGTAAAAGTGCAAAATTGAAGTATCACTTAATAGGAAAACTAGAACATAAAGATGTTGCTACTCTTATGTGGATTCAAGGCATACCTTTTCCTTTTGAATTACCAAGACCGCCTGCAATGACAATGCGTTATGCAGGTATTTTATATATAGATAACAAACCGTCTTTCGTATATGATTTCTCAGAAACTTTACAGAAAGATAGCTGGAGAAAAGTATGATAAGATCGGCATATGCAGTACCTTTTTGGTACTCAAAAACAGACAGGATATCCGAGGAAGCCTGTGATGAAATAATTAAACTCGGAAAAGAAAATGGATTAGATGAAGCAGGAATATATGGTGCCTCAACTGACAAGAAACTTAGTAATAAAAAGACTAGAGTTACGAATGTGTCTTGGTTTCCGAAAGGACATTTTTTAGAAACTATGCTGAAAGGATATGCTACATTAGCAAATTTAGAAGCATGGAACTTTATTATAACAGGTAAAGAAACAATACAGTTTGGTGAGTATAAAAGAGGTGGTTTTTATAATTGGCATACAGATTCATCTTTGAATCCTGCAGTGCCTTTTCGAAAATTATCTATTACAGTAAACCTATCTCATCCAAAAGATTATGAAGGTGGTAACTTTGAAATAAAAAATCCACAAGGGCAAGAACTAAAGATGCCTTTGGGGCAGTTGAGAAAAAGAGGAACAGTAATTATTTTTCCTTCCTTCCTACAACATAGAGTTAC